TGCGTCAGGTAGAAGCTGGCGAATTAACAATACAGGAAGCTGAATAATGGCATATATCGGATCTCCAGTTCAACAGGTATTATCAAGACCAACTAGCCAAAGCTTTAATGGTGATGGTTCAACTACCGTATTTACGTTAAACCGTTCTGTTAACGTAAGTGAAGAACTTGAGGTTTTTGTATCAAATGTACAGCAGGAGCCAGGCGTAGGTAAATCCTATACTGCAAATGGTACTAGTCTAACATTTGACGAAGCACCGCCAAGTGGTACCGGAAACATCTATGTAATATACCGGGGCTTGGCAGAGGTAACACGTGTCTTAGAACATCATCCTAATAATCCTCTTGCTGCTACAACAGGAACATTTAGTGATGACGTTTTTTTATATAGAGCTGATGGATTAAATTTTAGTAAAATAGTAAATCCTGAAGGCGCGGCTAATGTAAGTCCGTTAGAATTTCATGTTGGTGGCGGTATGGCTATTCATATCGACAATTCTACTAATGTCGGTATTGGTACTACTGATCCGGGCGCAAAATTAGAAGTAGTTCGTGGCAGTGCGCCCTTTGCTGCAATTTTTGGTGCACCGCAAGGTTCTGGTAGAGCAGTATTATTTAAAGATAACCATGCTTCACCCAACAGATATAACTACTTAATTGGTTCGCAGTATAATATTAACAATGGTTTTGAAATAACTCCTTCAACAACCGTCGGGGGAACCACCTTTAGTAACCCTGCAATTGCTATCTTGGAAACGGGCAGAATTGGGATTGGAACGAATTCGCCGGGCCGGCAGCTAGAAATAACAGACGGCAATTCAGGTAAAATACGGGCTTCTGGGCCAGATGGTGGTATGATCGAGTGTTGGAACGGATCTCACGGTGTTTACTTTGGATCAGGCTCGTTAGTAACCGGTACCGGAAATAGTCAAGATAGTGTTATTTTCGTAGAAGGTGGCGGCAGCCAGCGATACTATACAAGTGGTTATGAACGCATGCGCATCGACAGTGGTGGCAAAGTCGGCATTGGCACGACAACCAACACAACACACAGTTTGTTTATTCACAATAGTGATTATCAACAGCTAGGTTTGTCTGGAAATACACCTACAATCTGGTTAAAAGAAACAGACGGTAATGCAAATGAAAATTATCAAATCAGGCTAGGTAATGGTGCCTTACAATTTCAAACGCAAAACGATGCCCAAACAGGTGCTGTGTCTAGGGTTATTTTCGACAGCAGCGGTTCTGTAAGGATAAATGCTACTTCTGATGTTGTAGGTAGTGGGGAAAAGTTAAGTGTTGCAACAGGTAGCGGTTCGGGTGGTATTGGTTTTGCTGGTACAAGCGGCACTATTTTGAGGATTTGGCAACAGGGCAGTGGTGGTGGTACTGCCATACAATTTTATTCCCAGCCTGCTGGAAATTTTGTTGGAAGTATTACAGTCACAACTTCAGCAACATCTTACAACACCTCATCCGACTACCGCCTGAAGGAAAATGTAACGGCAACTTGGGATGCAACCACACGCCTCAAGCAACTCAATCCTGTGCGGTTTAACTTTATTGCTAACGCAGACAACACAGTCGATGGCTTCCTTGCTCACGAGGTACAGGCCGTTGTTCCAGAGGCTGTCACCGGCACACATAATGAGGTAGATGACGATGGCAATCCTGTGTATCAAGGCATTGACCAATCGAAACTAGTACCATTACTAGTTAAGACTATACAAGAACTTGAGGCCCGTATTACGGCATTGGAGAATAATTAATGGCATATATAGGATCAGAGCCAAATTATGGTACTATAGCTTCCCAGAGATTTACTGGTGATGGTTCAACTACTGCATTTGGTCTAACACAAACAGTACCAGATGGTGAATCGATTCTAGTTACTATTGGTAACGTAGTACAAGAACCAGGTGCAAGTGCAGCTTATGTAGCAGGTGCAAATACTCTAACATTTAGTTCTGCACCTGCAAATGGTGATGTAATTATTGTCAGATATCTTGGTAGATCAATTGATACACCATCAAGTTATACTAATGTTATACGTTTTAAATATGTAGCAACTTCCGGACAAACAGTCTTTACAGGTTCTGATGTTAATAGTGCTATCCTTTCATTTTCAGGTTCGATTGTAAATGTATTTCTAAATGGAGCACATTTGGATGAAACAGATTATACTGTTAGTGGTGGTGATACAGTTACTTTAGTTAGTGGTGCAACAACAGGTGATGAATTAGTCATTATCTCTTATAGAGATCAGACATTTTCGGATGTTGTAGCAGCATCGACTGGCGGTACCTTTACAGGAGGACTTACAGCACCAAATTATCAGACAACAGCTACAACTGTACATACAGCAGTCTTTAGAACAAATAATCAAACTGTAACTCAAGATACTACTATAGATAGTGCAGAGAACGCATTAGCTATCGGTCCATTGACTATAAATAGCAGTGTAACTATTACAGTTGATGGAAATTTAACAATACTGTGAGACATATATGGCTTCGATATTAAATGTAGACCAAATCAATAACGCCGCTGGGACAGGTGCTATTACGATTGACGCAAGCACAGGCAAGCCATCGTTTCCAAACAGTGTCACCATACCAAATGGCGCAACGATGCCAGCGGGTAGTGTGGTTCAGGTTCAAAGGGTACAGAACGCAGGCATTAGTATCGCTGTTGCCACAGCAACTTGGACAGACTTCTTTACCTTTAGTCTAACTGCAACTGCTGGAAATATAATCCATGTTTCTTCAGTAGTTCCAGTTAGAGGATCAGGGACTAGCGGTTATTCGCTTTCTTTGATGAGAATACTGGCAGGCGGAACGAATGTGTGGGGCAGTGGTTTTGCTGGTGACAACAACTATTCTACCATCAACGAGCCATTGACTCATATGCCTATCAGTGCCTCATGGGTTTGGACAGGCTCGGGGAGTAATACTCAAACTATTTCTGTTCAAGGTTCCACATATAATTCGGTGCAAAAATACTTTGGTACGAACAACCAAAACAGCACCACAACCACTCCTATATTTACGTTTATGGAGATTGCACAATGAGTACGCTATACGTTGATACAATCACCGAAAAGACGAGCGGCAACGGTGTGCAGATTCCGGGTCATGTGGTTCAGTTTGTGTATAGTCCACGAACAAGTTTAGCAAGTGGGGTATCTGGCTCTACCTCAAGCAGTTTTATCGATAGCGGTGTATCAGCTACAATTACCCCAACAACAAATAGTAGTATTATCTATGGTGTTGTGACTTATAATTATTGGTTCAGCAGTTCAACTGTAACTGATTATATAGTTTCTACTATATTCAGAAATGGGACGAATATAGCGGGTCTATCTGGTTCAGGTCCTCCCACTACAAATAACAGCATTTATAATATGCAGTGGATGCAATCAGGCAACCCAATGGCAACTTATAACAACGGTGTGACGCATGACTTTAAGGACGCTCCTGCTAGCACTAGCGCATTAACCTACACATTATATTTAAGGTCATACGCTGGGGGTACTTGGTCAGCTAACTGGAACGCGCAACTCTGTTCAATGACCCTAATGGAGATTGCACAATGACGAGCATATTGAAAGTCTCCGAAATCCAAGATCCAACGAACAGCAACACCGCGCTGACGATTGATGCTAATGGGTATGTGTCTGGCAAAACAATCAGCCCAGCCTTTGTTTGTCGTCAGTCGGCTGATGCTACATTAACAAGTGGTATTTTCATGTCATTGTCGTGGACAGAAGAACTAGATACTCATAGCTCAGTTTCAAATGGTGTGTTTACAGTGCCTTCAGGACAGGCAGGATTATATCATTTTAGTACAGGTGTTACAGTAAATGGAATTGGTGGCAGCACATTTATTATTACTACTCTTTTTCTTAACGGAAGTCATACTAATTTATTTGAAGTATATAATCCAACCGCGATTACAAATCAGGCTGTAAGACAAGTAAATATAGCTAATTTATCGGCAGGTGATACAGTTGAATTTAAAGTGCAACAATCTAGTGGATCAGATAAAACTACTGGATTTCCACAGAGTAGGCTAGCATTTTTCTGCGGATTTAGATTAGGATAGGAGTAAACAAAATGGCATCAATATCAGAGGCTTTAACCGAACTAGGCATCACCGAATGGGTGTTGCGCGGTGAGCCAACAAATGAAGCAGAGTTCAACGAGATGTTCCGTAAGGTTACGGGCGCTGACGAAAATGGCTCGGCTATCGAAAGCAGCAACGTAGCTGACTGGGGATGTAGCTGGGCAACCGTCAATGCAAAGCTAACCGAGCTTAATGCAGCGGAGCCTTTGAAGCTGTTACGCGCCGAGCGTGACCGCTTGATTGCGGCTACCGACTGGTGGGCATCGTCTGATCTTACAATGAGCGCCGAGCGTACAGCATACCGTCAGGCACTGCGTGACATCACTGACAGCTACACCTCGCTTGACGATGTAGTGTGGCCTACAAAGCCGGAGTAAGTAAATGAGCAACGCCCGTAATCTAGCAAACCTACTTGGTACTGGAACGCAGATAACCACTGCCGATATTGCTGATGGGGCGTTTCAGGCAAACAAGAACCTCGTCATCAATGGTGCTATGCAGGTGGCACAGCGAGGGACGAGTTTTACTTGTACTAACACTAATTTTATAACGCTAGATAGATACAATGTTTATGAAGGAGCAGCAGGTACTACTTATACAGTAACGCAAGATTCAGATGCTCCCGCAGGATTTAGCAAAAGTTTAAAAATAGTCAATTCAACTGCGGTTTCTGTTACGGGTGAGCAATATGGTGGAATCGGGTATGCAGTTGAAGGTTATGACAACGTTTCAACAGGAATGGGTACGTCATCAGCAAAAGACGTTACATTGTCTTTTTGGGTTAAATCTAGCTTAACAGGAACATTTGGGGTGACGCTTAGGGCATCAGGAAGCAGTAGTGCTAATTATGTTTCGTCCTACACGATTAACTCAGCAAACACTTGGGAATATAAGACAGTTACCTATCCTGCTACTTCATTAGGCACTTGGAATACCACTAATGGCATAGGATCAGATATTGTTTGGAGTTTAGGAACCGGACCAACATACTCAAACACTGCGGGCTATTGGAATACAGGGTCAAACAAGTTTGCTCTAACAGGTGAGACAAAAATAAATGGCACAGCAGGTGCAACATTTCAAATCACCGGAGTCCAACTCGAAGTCGGCAGCGTAGCCACGCCGTTTGAACACCGCAGCTTTGGCGATGAGTTGGCTAAGTGTCAGCGGTATTATACAGAAGCAACACCTCAAATGGTTCACGCTTATTCTACGACAAATGTTTCGGGGAAACTGTCGTATCCTGTGACAATGAGGGCTACCCCAACAGGGACTCTTAAGTCAGGAACTGCTTTTGTAGACCCGATTGCAGGTGCCTCAATCTTCCCCAGTTCAATAGATACTACTGTTTATGAATATGGGCTAAATGATTCCCTTATAGTTTCTCGAAACTATTCTGGATTAACTATAAACAAACCTTATTGGGTCATTACTACCAGTATGATATTTGGTATGGATGCTGAACTATGATAGAAATGAATATTACATCGGCTCAATATTATGCCCACAGCGAAGCAAATGCGGGAATAAAAGCCACCATTGACGGTGTTGAAATGTCCGTACCCCTCGACCCAGCCAACCGCCACTACGCGGAAATCATGCGTCAGGTAGAAGCTGGTGAATTAACCATTGCAGATGCAGAATAATTTATATAAATAAAGTTATAATTAAAGCCTATCGGGGAGAGTGAACTGAATGGCTAGTCAAAAAGATTTCAAGATCAAAAATGGTCTTGATGTAGCTGAAAATGTAAATATTGCAGGAACACTTACAGTAGGAAATACTACTGTATCTTCTGTAATTGATTCTTCCCAAGCAATTAGTTTAGTTGATTCTTCTTATGTACAGTTAAGACAAGATTATTCGTATAGTTCTCTTACTGGTGCACCTAACGTATTAGATTCCGCAAATGTTAATTCATTAATTGATTCTGGTATTAATGTATTAATTGATGGTGCGCCTGGTGCACTTAATACATTAAATGAACTTGCAGCTGCTTTAAATGATGATTCCAACTTTGCTACTACTATTACAAATCAAATTGCAGCATTACCAGACTCTGCTCAAGTAATTACTTTAGCAGGAAATCTAGTAGATTCTGCATATGTTCAGGCAAGAGAATTGGGTGATGCAAGTCGAGGCTTTTCAATTGCAATGTCAATAGCACTTTAGGGTAAAAAAATATGGCACAGAATTTTAGAAGATATACTAGTAACGCTGTTGGCACTAGTGCAGCTACTTTATTTACAGCAAATTCATATGATACAATTGTAGGTATTCATGTATCAAATATTGTTACCTCACAGATTACAGTAAGTGTATATATTAATGATGGATCAAATGATATCTATCTTGTCAAGGATACACCTATTCCAGTTGGCGGTGCGCTTCAGGTATTAGACGGAGGTGCTAAGTTTGTTGTAGAATCAGGTGATGCATTAAAAGTAGTTACCGATACAGCATCTAGTGGCGACGTCTGGGTATCATGCGTAGATGACATTAGTACATAAGGTTTAAAAATGGGATACGTAGGAAACGCTCCGGCGGAAAAATATACTACTATAGACAAACAGACCCTGACAGGTAATAGTACTGTTGGTCCATATACTCTTACGCATTCTGTTGGAAATGAACAGGAAATAGAGGTATTTGTCAATAACGTTCGTCAAGAGCCGGGTGTATCATATACCGTAAGTTCAAACCAACTTACTATGTCGGCTTCAGTTGATTCTGCAGATGACTTTTATGTTATCTTCCAGGGTAAAGCAAAGATGACTGCTACCCATCCACCTACCTTTGATCTAACAGCAGCAAATGGTACATTTACCGGTACAGTAACAACTGGTGGATTGACCGTTGGTTCTGATACTGCAAAGACTAAATTTTATTCAAATAGTA